AGTTATTTGCTATTTCATAAAAGGTGTTTTCTTCCCTTTCTTCTTTATATGATTCAAAATCAATGATTCTCATTAATTTTAACCCAAAAACATTCTCTAAATGAGTATATTCCTTTAAAAGCTGTTCTGTTACATTATCCATTATCTTTTATTTTATTAAGTTCTTCAATTAATCTCTCTTTATGATGTTTTTGCATTTCATCATTACCTTTAGAAACAAAATGTATAATTCCTGCAAGATCCCTATATAACTGTTCGCAGTCAAACACAATACATTCTTCTCCTTTTTCGCCGTACCAAAGATACAGTTCTCCATGATCCATACTTATTGTATGAATATCATATATATATTTTATTTTATTTTCCATTTGTTCTGTTTTAAATTATATTTCCTTCTTCTGTAAATTCATATTCATTACAAGTAATATCCTCAATAATGTTTTCATCGCTAAAATAATATTCAATATTACTTTCAATACAGTTTAATACCCAAGCGCAATGATCTTCAAATATTTCCTTAGCATTATCTAATATTTCCAATTCATTATCGGTAAAAGTATATCCATCTTCATTTTCTTCAAACTCAATAGTATCTTTGCCAATAGTATAGTAAACTTTATCGTGAATATCAAAAGGTATTTCCAACCATTCTAAAAAAGCAATATCATTATTTATTTCCATTCCATTAGATATATCAATATATCGATCCCTACCTAATGAATAGTAGATTTTTCTTGTATTACCTATTATAAGATCATTAATTCCTTTTGGATTAAGCAAATAACAATCGTCAATAACCCAATCCGATATATCCCAATCGTACATTCTTGTTCTCATATTGTCAATAGCTTTTTCTTTTGCTTCTTCGCTTAATTCATTAAACTCATAAACCTTTGTTTCAATTATTCTCATTTGTATTTATTTTTAATGTTCGGTACAAACATATAACAATATTTCCAACTGACAAAACATAATTGAATAAAACAGCTTATTTATATCCATTCTAAATTAGGTAAATAATTTGCATAGTAAACATTAGTCGTTTATAAGTTTGCCCAATGAAGAAACAAAAATATATCGAGCAAGTACAAAACAGCAAAGGGAAGAAACGAGGAAGACACCCCCTATTCGATTCATAGAGGGGTATTGAATTGCCACCCTATTAAATTCACAGAGGGGGGTATTGAATTGCTATTCCTCTTTTGGCTTTATGGTTTTTTGGATTTTACCGAGTTCCTCTCGTATTAATTTGTTTGCAAAGTATAGTTGACTAACAACATTTTCTAATCGTGCGATTCGTTGCTCTTGAGCAAGTTTCTTTTTTCTCATATTAATATTTTATTTTATAACATACATACCGTGAGGCACAGACCTTGTTAGTAGGTATTGAATTGCGTACCTTGCCGAGTCGATTGAGTGATTCCAAGTATCTGATGGAATTGAACCCTTTAGCTTCCAAGCATAGTTATTAAACTCTTTGATTGTGTTTACAGAACCATTGTCAACTACAATGTTGTAGTCCTGCATAAGCGCAATACCTGTAATGATGCTCCCTTTCTTTTTTATTGTAGGGGTAACCATTAATCCCTTTTGCTTCAACTCTGATAAGAGTCGAGGCTCAGAGTTATCACACACTATTAAATTCTTACCTGCGTGTCTCCTACACAACTCAAATATATTAGAGGTGCTTAAACCTGCCTTGTAGAAATGCTCCCTTATCCATATAGTTTTCCTTACTTTATCAACGCAAACTTCTGTTAAGGCACTCGGATCAACTGAGAAACCAAAGTCTAATCCAAAGATGCTTTCCTCATCCTCATTGAAAGTGCCAATCTCCCAATGGGTAAAGACAACTCCCTCTGCTCTATCGAGCCAACCCCCGAGTATCTGATGTTTATATTTTTCAGGTCTACGCTCCTTCATATCGTTTATTTGCTGAACAAATGATTGTGAAAGATGCTGAATGTTATCAAGGTATGTTGTATGGATATAGTTTATGTTTTCTTCTTGCCCATTAAAACCATCGGCAATCCCTCTATTTTGGAAGAACCTTTGGTATATCCAATGTTCTTTTGTGGTAGGGTTAAGAATAAGAATACATCTGTTTTGCATCCCCATAGCACGAATAGAGTAGTCTATCTTATCGAAACTCTCCTCATCCAACAATTCCTCTGCCTCATCCAATACAAACGTGGTAACGCCTTGTATAGACTTTAGCTTCGCTGTCTGATCTCCACTTGATGTCTTGATACCACTAAAGAATATTGAACTGCCTGTTAGATTGTTTATGATTTCAGTTTTAGTAACTGTAAAATGCTCTGCAACCCCCATTAATTCTAACTTCTCAAGGAACTCAGGAATAATACTCATACCTGCCGATGTCATTGTATATCGAGTAAACAATATACGATGACCTTTCTCGTAAGTAAGTAATACTAAGAAGGTGTTTACTCCAAAGGATTTACCTGAACCTCGACCTCCTGTAACAACGTGGTATCTGCTATCACTATTAAATAAACTCTGATATTTAGGATTCAGATCAATGCTATTCATCTCCTTTTACTTCTTCTGATTCGATGTCGATAGTTTTCTCTTTATCCAAGAAATTAACTATTGGTATATTTATTTCAGCTTTAACATTAAGGTCTTTCTGCTCTTTTGGTTTTCCGTACTTATATTCCCAAAGCAACCTTAAATGAGGGAAACTGTTTTGTGATAATTCGGCAAGTTTCAACCAAGCCTTATCCTCACTACCAAAAACCTTTTTCATAGCCTTCAATGAGAAGTTCTTTATATCCTCCTCTTTAGCTTTAGGCTTTCTTCCTTGACCTCTTGAAATACCTTTTACAGCACCGTTGTTTCTTCTGCCATCAACCTTAACAACTTCTTCCTTTGGCGGTTCGGGAACTTTGGGTTCCCCAATTCGCCTCATCTTACGTTTTTCCTCTCCTTTTCTCGGTCTCCCCATAATATTATTTTTATATTAAAATAATCTTATTTGTGATTTGTGTTGTTCTAATCTTTTCATAGCTGCATCGTAATACTCTTTATCAAGTTCACAAGCAGTCAAATCAAATCCCAAGTTGTGGCAGGCAATAGCAATACTTCCACTACCAAGATGTGTGTCAAGTATTTTGTCCCCCTCTTTAGCGTAGTTCATAAGTAACCATTCATAAAGTTTAACAGGCTTTTGTGTTGGATGTATTCTTTTCTCAATGCCTATTCCATAATCATTTTCCATTTTAATATTCATTTTACCACCTTGAACATTACCTGACCATTGAAAATCAAACATTGTTATTCTATTCTGACAATTAGTTGCTGCAATATCTGCGTGTGAATATGTGCTTTTTAAAAATGGAGTAACCATCTTATTATGTATAATTCTGCCTGATCCAAATAAATCAAGATTAGTGCTATAATAATTACAACCCCAAATTATATGTTTTCTGCTTACTCTTAAAAGTTCCTTAAAATATTTTTTATTTGGTGGAAAATTATTCCATTTTTTTTGTTTATGACCTTTAGTGATTGTTCCGTTTTTTACTTTTTTTCTTTTACTAAATCCTAAACCAATTCCATAAGGTGGGTCAACAATAGCAAGGTCAAAGTAATTATCTTCATACCTTGACATAAGCTCCATATTATCTTCGTTTGTTATTTTCATTTTGTTATCTTAAAGTAAATAAATCGTGTTACAAATATAAGATATATAATGCCCACTATTGGATTATCTATAAACATAGCTATGTCTCTAACTGTTTCCGTATATCCAAACGCCACAACAAGCCAAATGCCTATTGCAAGTGTCACTAACAAATGGGTTATCTTTGCCAATACAAATGCTAATAACCCTGCCCAAAATCCTTTCTTCAATCCTTTGCTCATTTTTTCTATTTTTTTATCTATTACTTTTATTTCGTTCTCTCTTACAATCATTAGTACGCATCTACTGAATTAAACCCCCCTATGATTTCACACTTATCCTCGTACTTCCAAGCCCAACCCTTAATCATTAAATCAATGCGCTTATAGGCTTCTTCCTGTCTTTCTTGAGGCACATCATAAACTAAATCAACCAAAGGATTCTTTCTTGCTTTATGGATTTCCTTACTCATATCTGACAACTTCTTTTTCATAGATTGATTCTCATTTATCAAAGATTCAATTATTTCTCCGTTTACCTTTGGAGAAGTATTATTAATATCTCCTGAACTAAAGAAAGATTTCAGCACCCTCTTATAAGCCTTGTTAAGTTCAGAATCGGCAGCCATCCAATCATCAAAGTTATTTATAGAATGCAATATAGTTGCGTGGTTTTTCTTTACAGTTTCAGATATTGCCTGTAAAGACATCTTTGTTTCTTTCCTTAGTATATAGTAATACATAGCCCTCGCCTGAACATATTCCCTTCTTCTTGTATTAACATATATATTCAAGCCTGTTTCATACTCTATAATGTCTCTTAATTTTTTATGCTTCATCTTTTTCCTCTTTAAAATATTCGTATGCTTCTTTTATTCCACTACAACATTCGTAGTATTCCAACTCCTCATAATAATCCATAATCATATCTAACTCCACATCATCAATTATGTTTGCTCTCAATGAAGCTAAGACATCTTTAAAACATTCTTCCTTTGTATAATATGATCTATCTTTTACCATTAACAAAATATTTTATATATATTATACCAAATCATAATTGTTATAAGTGTAATTACTAAGAAAGCAGCTCTCTTGCTGTTATAATTTTTCATTTTCAATTTCCTTTTGTAAGTTAGCTAAGGCCCTCCAAGCCACCTTTGCAGAATGACGAACTCCATCATTATCGATAGTTCCCACTTCTAACAAATGTCTTGCAAGTGCATCTAATTCATCCCCACTCTTTGACCTATCCCAAGCTAAAGGTAGCATAGGGTTGTGTTGTTGTTGCCCTACATAACTGCATTTAGCAACTTCTCTTATTGCATCGGGAAAGTAATTTAATACTCCTGAATATATTGGTATCTTTTTTCTATCGCTCATAATACAAATATAAACATTTAATCAACATTTTCCAAATAAGATTCAATCTCATCTATCTTTTGTTGTATATGTCGGATCACTTCAAAGTTAGGTTCTTCTTTTAACTTCTCTGAAAGTAAAGCCTCTTGATATTTATTCATCTCGTTTCTAAGTTCTGCTGTCTCCATTTTACAATGTTCCTTTGATATTGTAATTATATATTTTCTTCTTGTCTAAAACAATACCCTCATCATGTTGGGTAAAGTATTCTTTATAAGTGTCAATCGCTTGAGCGACTTTAGACTCTCCTCTAAAATAAAACTCCTCCGAGCAATCGTAAAGCCCTAACTCCAATGATTGCTTATCTATAACAGCAAAGAAAAAGTCTTTGTAGTCAATGCCAAATAGATTGCAGTAAAGATACACTTGAATATCATAGTGCCATTTCTTTGCCGAGTAATAGAAGGAATGAATATCTGTTGTCGTTTTCAGGTCCAACAGAAAGCTATCGCAAACAGCATCAGCCTTGCCTCTAAATGGCATATCCATTACCTCTCCTACGATTGGGATTTCATAATCACAGGCTTCAATCATTTCTCTTATCTCATCATTTCGCATAAAGGCATCTCTCAACCTCAAAGCGTTTAATCTTTCGCTTTCGGTGTAAACCTTTTTGCCATTTGCTGAAGCAAGAGCCTCTTTATATACTTTAGTAGCTTTCGACTTAACATCTACAAATGTGTTTTCCGAGAACTTATCTATCTCTAATACGCTTTGATGAAACAAATGTCCATCTCTTAATGCTTGAGAATCATTATTGTTTTCTCTCATTAAAGCGTTATAATAAACTTTAGGACTTTTAAGTAAATCCTTTAGAGAGCTACTACTCAATACTGCTGAAGCTAAGTACCCATAGTAAAACTCATCATCATACATTTTTGAGACAAGATCATCTTTA